TTGGTAGCTGGCTGGGGATTGCGTTGGAGCAGTTTCACGCGCCGATTCGCGCTTGGCGTGCTCGTCTCTGGCGACTGGCGCTGTATGGCGACCCGCGCGAGGAGTTGTGCGCGTTTATTCGCGGTGACCGTGACCCCTGATGACTGAGATTCGCCCGCTACAGGCTCCGGCCTTTCAGCCATTCGCACGCAACCTGCTGACCGTGGCGATCTGCGGCGCGTTGTATGGCGTGTTCGCATGACCCCTAACAAGCGCGCCACGCTGCTGACCGCCTTTGTCGCCGTGATCGGCGCGGGCTTGGTCGTGTGGCATTACATGACGGGCGGCGAGTGGGCGCAGTTGGTGGCGGCGATCTGGCCGCGAGGATGAAATGATGGCTTATACGCTAGTGACAATTCTGCTCTATTGCCTAGCGTTCGCAGGCATTGTGTGGTCGCTCAAAGGAGCGAAGTCCCACACAGTCAACCAATGCTGGTGCGGGCAGACGCACGGGTATCAGCCGGTCCGCGATCCAAGCGAGCCAAACCCGCCAAACCCGCCTGCGCCGGAAGTGCATATCGTGCGGGTGCATAACCCGCCACGTCCGCGCGGACATAAGCCATACGGCTGACAAGTCATCTCCAACGCCCCTCGTGACGTTGGACCTCCTCCCGCCCTCGGGCGGGCTGGACTTTAGTTGAGGGCACGACAATGAAGCTGGCCGCACTCCTGGCGCTGGTAGAGGCGGCGCTGGCGGTCGTCGCCGTTGTCGTCTGCCTGTTTCTATGTCCACACGTTCGGCTGCTTCCTGTTCGTGCCCATGCCGTCTGACGAGGAGCGGGCATCGTGGCGCTGAGAATCCCCTACGTCCGCGAGATTGGCTCTGTGCTGGCGCTGGCGGCCTTCCTCGCCTACACGGCTTGGATGTACCGCCTAGGTGGCACGGAAGCCCGCAAGGACTGCACGGAGCGCGAGAACGCCGAACTGAAGGCCGAACGCGCGCAGGTCGAGTATTGGCAGAAGCAGGCGTTCGACAAGGACGAGGCGCTTCGCAAGGCGCTGTCTGCCCTTCCGAAAACGGGCAGCAAGGTGGAGCGAGTAGTCCATGACCATCCGACAAGCCCTGCTTGTGTTGTGCCTGACGCCGTGGTTGACGCATTGCAGGACGGTATCGACGCAGGCAAGCCGGCAGCCGCCCCCTGACGCTGTGCAGCTCTGCGAGGCGCTGCCGGACACGCACAGGGGCATGACGCTGGATGACTTGGCCCGTTGGGCCGGGATCGCAGTAGAGCGGCACAACACCTGCATGAATCGCCACAAGGCGCTGAGTGATTGGGCGAGGGGCAAGTGATGGGTGGCTTTGGTGAAGGTTGACGAGCTGTTTGATGAGTTGTTCGCGTCGATATTCGCGCGCAACAAGCTGCCAGAAGGCTCAATGCGTGTCGCACCGGGGAGCGATGCGCTGGTGTGGCGGACTACTCCGGCTAGGGATGAGCCTCAAATCGTTATCGGCGACTCGCCTGACTGGCACGCCAAGGGGCTTTAAGTGACCGACTACAGCCGGAAGATCGGCAGCACGACCGTGGACCTCTCGCCCAACGTGGCGAGCATCCAGAAAGCCATCAACAGCCTGCCCAGCGATGGCGGGACGGTGGTGGTGGCGCCGGGCGAGTACCAGATTGACGCGGTGAATGCCTCGATCAAGCTGCGCAATGGCGTGCGTCTGGTGCTCACAGGTGTGACCTTGAAGGTCATCCCGAACAGCGCGATCCGCTATGCCGTGCTGGACAGCAATGCCGCATGGGATTGGGAAGTGGTGGACGGCGAGATCGTCGGCGACCGCTACGAACACAGCTATGTCACCGCAGGTCTCACCACGAGCCAGCAGACCCACGAGTGGGGCCACGGCTTTGCGGTGCATGGCGGCGGACGCGGCACGATCACCGACCTGAAGGTGTCCAACTGCACCGGAGACGGCATCTGCATCTCGTCGGATGATGTAGTGATTGACGGCTGCGTCTCCACGAACAACCGGCGTCAGGGCTGCTCCATCGTGGACGGCGTGGGCGTCAAGCTGGTCAATTCGGAGTTCAGCAACACGAACGGCACCAGCCCGCAGTGTGGCGTGGACATCGAGCCCGAACCGGGTCAGGTCTGCAAGAACGTCTTGATCGACAACTGCCGATTCCCCAGCAATGCGAAGTACGGGATCAACGTCCTGCAACGTAGCGATGGCGGGATTATCGACGGCGTGACGGTGCAGAACTGCCAGATCGGCGGCATGGATTTGTCGAGCATCAACAAGAGCAACGGTGCGGTGGTCAATGGGGCCAGCAACGTCTCATTCGTGAATAACCAGATCGGCTGGAACTCGGCGACTGGCCTGCGCCTGCTGTCGGGCAAGGGGCTGCATGTGAGTGGCAATCGCTTCGGCCCGAACTACACCCGCAACGGGGTCAAGGATCGAAGCCCGGATGTGACGCGGACGGGCTACAGCACGACCTTCCAGGCTGACCTACTCATCACCACCACGTCCGTGAGCGGGTTGGATGTGGGGACGAATAGCTACGCATGAACCACGTCAAGCTGGCGCATTACGGCAAGGCCGCGAGCTACACGCTGGGCGGCAAGGGCCGGGTCTACATCAATGGGCACAAGGTGGATGGCGTTCTGGCGTTTGAGCCAAGGCTACTGGACACCGATGAGGTAGCGAGCGTGACCATCACGCTTGCGGTGTCCACCTTCACGTTCGAGCCTGACGAGCAGGAATGAGCGGCAAGGGCAGCCACCGACGCCGAGAGGATCGCCAAGGCGGTCGAGGCGAATTGGGCTGGCATCAACTGGAATAGCCGTGAGCCGCAAGCTGCTAACGCTGAAGCCCCGGGTACTGACAGCGGAGCCAAGGCTCCAGACGGTGAACCCGAACAGTTGGCGGGAAGGCAAGACCACGGCTGAGCGTGGCTATGGGGCGCGATGGCAACGGGCCAGGCTGCGCTTCCTCGCCAAGCATCCGCTCTGTGTGATGTGTGAGGCAGAGAACAGGGTCGGCGCTGCAACCATCGTTGACCACATCAAGCCGCATCGTGGGGACATGGTGCTGTTCTGGGATGAGGCGAACTGGCAGCCGTTGTGCGCCCATCACCACTCATCGGACAAGGCGAAGGCGGAAGCCGAGGGGTAGGGGGTCGCGATCTCTACGGCCGCCCTGCCGCCATGACCACTCGTCCCCGCACGCAGGGATTAAATCCCGCTTTGATTTATGACTGAGAGGTTAAGACGATGGCACGAGGCGGCTATCGGCCTGGTGCTGGGCGTCCACCGGGCTCAGGAAAGGGCCAAAACGACGAGAACGCGGCCGAGCCGTGTGCGGCTGACCTTGAGCCTGTCGAGCGCACGCCGCTCGAATACATGCTCGCGGTGATGAACGACACGACGGCCGATGCGGCGCGTCGTGACCGCATGGCGATTGCTGCTGCCCCGTTCGTCCACGGGAAAATCCCCGAGGGCGGCAAGAAGGAGCAGGCGAAGGGCGCGGCCAGGGCTGTGGCGGCCGAGGGCAAGTTCCGCCCCGGCGAGCCGCCCAAGTTGTCGGTGGTCCAGAAGTAGCGCATGGAGTGGACGACAGCCTGCCCCGATTGGGAGAGCAGGCTGATCGAGGGGCGGTCCATCATCCCGCCTCCGATCTTCCCGGAGCAGGCCGAGCAAGCTCTAGCGATCTTCAAGCAGTTGCGCGTTGTCGATCTGCCCAAGACGGTATGGGATGAGGCGCTAGGGGGATATCGGAGCCCCAACTTCGGCGAGTGCGCCGAGCAGTGGGTGTTCGATTTCGTCGCGGCCATCTTTGGCGCGTACGACGCGGAGACGGGCAACCAGCTCATCCGCGAGTTCTACCTGCTCATCAGCAAGAAGAACACGAAGTCCACCATCGCGGCCGGCATCATGCTGACGGCGGTGATCTTGTGCTGGCGCAACGACGAGGAGCATCTGATCCTCGCGCCGACCAAGGAAGTGGCGGACAACAGCTTCAAGCCGGCCGCTGGCATGGTTCGGGCCGACGACGACCTGCTCGCGCTGTTCCATATCCAGGACCATCTGCGAACGATCACCCACCGGGAGACGAATGCGTCCCTGAAGGTGGTCGCGGCGGACACCGAGACGGTATCGGGCAAGAAGTCCGGGCGCGTGCTGGTGGACGAGCATTGGGTGTTCGGCAAGCGCGCGAACGCCGAGGCGATGTTCATGGAGGCGTTGGGCGGCCAAGTGTCGCGCAACGAGGGTTGGGTGATCTACCTGACCACGCAGTCCGACGAGCCGCCCGCGGGCGTCCTCAAGGACAAGCTGTCGTATTTCCGCGATGTCCGGGACGGAAAGATCCAGGACCGCAAGTCCCTCGGGGTGCTGTACGAGTTCCCCGAGCGGATGCTGAAGGACAAGTCCTACCTAGACCCGGCCAACTTTTACATCACCAACCCGAACATCGGGAAGTCGGTGAGTGCGGAGTGGCTGTCGGACCAGCTCGTCAAGCAGCAATCCAAGACGGACGGCTCGCTACAGCAGTTCCTTGCGAAGCATCTCAACGTCGAAATCGGCCTAAACCTTCGGACCGACCGATGGGCGGGTGCGGACTTTTGGGAGGACGCAGGCGACAAGTCGATCACCCTCGACTACATCCTCGCGAACTGCGACGTGGTGGTGCCGGGGATCGACGGTGGCGGCCTGGACGACCTGTTGGGGCTGTCCTTGCTGGGCCGCGAGATGGGCACCGGGCGCTGGCTCCACTGGGGCCATGCGTGGGCTCACAAGATCGCCTTGGAACGCCGCAAGGATATCGCGCCCCGCCTGCTGGACTTCCAGCAGGAAGGCGACCTGACGATTGTGGAGCGTCCGGGGCAGGACGTTGCGGAGGTGGCGGATTTTGTCTGCCGCGTGCGTGACGCTGGACTGCTCGCGGCCAAGCACCCCATCGGGGTGGACGCGGCCGGCATTGGCGACATCGTGGACGAGCTGTTGTCGCGCGGCTTTCAGGTCGAGGACATCACGGCGGTTCAACAGGGATGGCGCTTGAACGGCGCGATCAAAACCACCGAGCGCAAGGTCGCGGGTGGCGAGTTCGCGCACGGGGCGAGTCCGCTCATGGCCTGGTGCGTCAGCAACGCCCGCATCGAGGACAAGGGCAACGCCATCTCGATCACGAAGCAGGCTTCCGGCAAGGCAAAGATCGACCCGCTCATGGCGGTGTTTAGCTCCGTTTCGCTGATGGCGCTCAATCCAGCGCCCGCGCGGAACCCCTACGAATCCCGAGGAATCCGGACACTGTGAAAGCGACTCGGGAAGAAATGGCAGCGGCCATCGAGCGCGCCCGCAATTCGGCGACCTTGCGCGAGCCGGAGTGGTGGCGGCAGATGCCGGCCTTTGCGCCGACGATCTCCGGGCAGACGGTCACGCCGGAAACCGCCTTGGCGGTCACGGCAGTCTATGCGTGCGTGCTGATCCTCGCCGAATCGGTGGCGTCGCTACCGTTGAGCGTATATCGCCGGCTGCCCAATGGCGGCAAGGAAGTCGCGACCAACCATCCGGTCCATCAACTGCTCCACGTCGCCCCCAACGACGAGCAGACGGCCTTCGAGGCCATCGAGTACCGCATGGCCTGCCTCGGGCTGCGAGGCAATGCCTACAGCGCGCTGACGATCAACGGGCGCGGTGACATTCGCGACATCCAGCCGCTTCGTCCGCAGCACATGCGGCTGGACCGGGACGCGGCGGGCCGTCTGGTGTTCGACTATCAGGAGCCGGGCGCGGCGAAGGTCTATCCGAAGAACCTGATCTGGTACACGCGCGGCTTCGGCACGGACGGCGTGACCGGCCTGTCGCCCATCGGCGTGCATCGCGAGGCCATCGGCTACGCGATGACGCTGAACGAGCATGGCAATCGGATGTTCGCTAACGGGGCGATGGTGGGCTCAACCATCGAAGTGCCGGTGGAGTGGTCGG